TCACGTTTCCACGGATTTTCCACGCGGCCTCGGCAGGCGATCGACCATGCTCCACTCCTCGCGGGCCACGACGTGTGCGTAGCGCGCCGCTGAGCGCGGGTCGCGCCAGCGGCCGGTGCCGACCAGGCTCTGCAGATCAGCGCCGCCGTAGCGCCGCATCCACGTTGCCCAGGTGTGGCAGAAGGTGTGGAATCCGACCGATGACAGCCGATGCGGCGGGACGCGCCGATCGGCGGGCGTCTCGCCGCGCTTCCGCGGCTTCGGCTTGATGCCGCACACTGCCAGCTTCGCGCGCACCAGCCGATCTTTCAGACCGCCGCCGCGGCGGAACGGAAACACCGGGCCGTGGGTGGCGCCGTCGGCGAAGGCCCGCATCTCCTCAAGCAAGTCCTTCTGCAGCTTCACGGTGCGCGGATCGTCGTTCTTGGTGCGGCCGATATAGGCGAGACCCTGATCGAACTGGACGTGCTCCCAGCGCAGCCGCAGGGCCTCGCTGATGCGGCAGCCGGAGTAGAGCAGGAAGCGCAGCAGCATCCCGAACGACAGATCCTCGCGGTCCGCTGCGGCGAGGATGGCGAACGCGTCGTCGACGCTCAGGAAATCGGTGACGACGCGGCCCTTGGCGCCCTTCGGCCGCTTGACCTGGATGTCGCGGCCGGCGTGATGCAGCACGGCGGAGACCGGCGTATAGACCTTGCGATTGCGGGTGGCCGGCGTCGCGTTGGGGTAGAGCGCGAGCGCGGCGGCGTCGATCTCGGTCTGGTTGATGTCGTCGATCGGCGTCTCGCCGAAATGGCCGATCAGCGCCGACATCGTCTCGCGCTCGCCGCCGGCCCGCATATAGGCCACGGCCGCCGCGATGAAGCTCAGGCTGGCAGCGGCGGGTTTCTGCGGTGGATACTCACCACGTTCGATCGCCCGTTCGAGATCCTTGCGCTGCTGTTCGGCAACGGCCTTCCGATCAGTTCTTGCGCTTCGGTCCACAGCGACGCCGAGGTAGCTGCCGCGGATCGTCCAGTTCGGGCTCTTGCCTTCACGGGGCGGGACGAGCTTGAGCGGCATGGCGTCACCATCGTGGCGTCGAGGATGCGGTCGATGTCCGCGGGACGGAACAGCTTAGTCCGGCCGACCTGACTGTAAAACGGCCGCCCCTGCGCATCCACAGGGTGCTTCGCCAGCCAATCCTGCAGCCAGCGCTTGGATTTGCGCAGCTGGGCGGCGGCTTCGGCGAGACCGAGCGGCACCGTCACGGGCGCGGCTCCGGTGGTTTCCGCTGCTCGGCGGCGATGTGCGCGAGCACCGCGTCGAAAACGGCGTCGCGCTGACGCAGCAGGGCGTGGATCTCGGCGAGGGTCGGCGGCGGGGTATCGACGCGGTCGATCGCTTCGGGGGTCCAGATCATGGCGTTGCCTCGCTGGTGATCGGGCCGACCAGAAAGCGGCCGCCGGCGGCGAAGTAATCGGCGGTGCGCTGCATCCATCGCGCCCGCGCGCGCGCTGTGTGGGGCTGGCGATTGGGTCGCTGCAGCCCGCGGCTGTTGGCGTAGGCGCGGATCGACGAATCGCTGTGCCGCGGCAGCAACCGCCGCAGCTCCGCAAAGTCGGCGGTCTCGTAGTGGCGATCGATCACCGCAATCTCGTGCGAGGTCCATCGGGTCCAGCTGCGGCGGGCCATGCTCAGCCCCCGAACAGGCTGCGCAGGGAGCCGATCGCTTCGATCAGCGAGGGCCAGCCCAGCGCGAAGCCGAGCGCGATGCCGCCGATCAGGATGACGATCTCGCGCTTGGTCATGACCGTGGCTCCTGCACGGCGAGGCGCACGCCCTGCATCAGCGCGTGGCCGATCAGCTCGTCGTCGGTGAGGTTGGAGTTCGCCGGCCGAAACAGCGTGGCGGGATCGAAGCCGGTGATGGCGCGGATCAGCGCGGCGGTGCGCGGGTCGAGCGGGCGGCGGGGGCTGGTCGCGACGGTGCTCATCGCGCGCCTCACACCGAGGCGCCGGAGAGGCGCTGGGCCATCTCGCGGGCGGGGGCGACGTGCTCGGCGATCTGCTCGGGCGACCAGCCGAGCAGCCAGAGATCGGCCTCGGTGACGCCGCCTTCGCGGCTGCCGGCCTGGCGCATGTCCTCGGCGAGGCGGCGCACGGCGGCGGCGCCGGCGAGGCTGGCCCGCGGCGGGGTCAGCGCACTGTCGATCAGAGGCGAGACGGGTGCAGGGGCCGGCTTCGGCAGCGGCTGGCCGGGGCGGGGGTAGCGGCGCATCGGGGTCTCCCGTGGGGTTTCACGGGAAACACGTTTATCACCAATTTGGTGCTACCGCAATGGCGTCATCACCAAAATGGTGATCGTCACCTACGCGGTGTTGGGGTAGAGGCGGTTCGCGAAGGTGGTTTCGTCGAAATGGGCAGCGGCTCAGGCGCCGGAGCATTGCGACCGTCGCTCGTCGGCCCACACAATCCGCCGAGTGCGAGTTCGTTGGTATTTGACGCAGCGAGTTCTTTCGCGGCATCTGCGCAGCTGACCCAGTCCAAGCGGCGCCCGAGCATGTAGTCGACGCGATTCCAGAACAGTCGATAGAGCGGCGCGCTCGCCATGACACCTTCGTAGGGCGTTTGTTGGCCGTAGCTTCCGCTGGCCGAGCCTGCCTCACTGATTGAGACTGAGGCGCGCAGGCCCGAGGCGGTGTCGTCGGTCTGGAATTCCCACTTCTCTCGCCCCGCTACCGCGGTGATTACCGCGTAGATCACATAGCGCCGCAGTCCGGTAAACCCGTTGATGTTGTAGCGAAACTCAAAATCCGAAGGATCGGAGATCTTCAGTACGATCTCTGCTGCCTTGATCACACGCTCCCGGGATTCGCCCGGGTAGGTGCGTGTTGCCTCCGCCAAGAAATCGTCGCGGTCTCGAATTTGATGCGCCGCCGAGGCGCAAGCCGCCAGAGAGAACGCCATACCCACAAATATGATCTGTCGTATATACATCTGAAAAATCTCGCGTTTTGAAAACGTCAGCCGAGATCCTGGATCACCCTCCCGACACGGCCGACAATCGACATTTCCTCGGTCATTGGGACGGTTTCATGGTCCGGATTGGTCGAATAGGGCTGAAGGCGCGGCGGATTGCCGTCGCGGTAACGTTTAAAAGTAGCTTCGCCTTCGGGTGTGCAGAATACGTAGAACTTGTCGGTAAGGGTACGCTTGTCTTCGAGATTTACGCAGATGTACGAGCCGTCCGGCGCGACGCGGTCCATCGAATCTCCCTGGACCTCGAGCACGATCCAATCACCCTTGGGCAGATCGGCCAACAGCACGTATTTTTTGACGTCGCTGCGACGGACACCATCCTGGTGAGTGAGGCGTCCCGCGCTGACCCATGACACCAGCGGCGCCCGGAAACGGCGCAGCCCGGGGAATACCAGTTGCTCCGGCGTGGTGTGGAGCGGCGGCGCAAGTTTCTCGGCCCATAGAGCGGTCATTTCGCGCTCGCCCTTGAAAAGCCTGCTGATCTGTTGAGGGCTTGTTTCGGCTGCCCTCGCCAGATCGGCCTGTGTGACATTAGGCCGGCGCTTCATCGCCTCAGCTAATCCGTTTGGGTATTTATACGTCATGGATCGATCTGGCACCAAATCGGTGTTGATCTCCATCACCAAAGCGGTGCGGTGGGCTTGCGAATCATCACCAAAATGGTGATGAGTCTGCATCATGCGATTCGCCGATTGGATGACCACCACCAAGACCTCAAACGCGACCTTCGCCCGCCGGGCGGGCTGGTCGAGTGAGACCGTGCGTCGGTACCGCAGCGGCGAGCGCGAGCCGGACACGACGACCATGGCGACGATCTTTGATCTGACCGACGGCCTCGTGACCCCGAACGACTGGGCGGGGGTCGGACATCGGCCGGGCGCACCAGAAACCTCCGAAACCGAACAGGCTTCACCATGCCCGCAAAGCTAGCCAAACCGCGCGCTGCGGCCAAATCGGCGCATTGCCCCGAGGGGAATCAAAAAGCTTCCGGCGAGGCGGTTTCGTCGCCCGTCATGCGCCGCGTGCGGGACGCGCTCGGCGACCGTAAGCCCGCGGCCAAGCTGCATTTTTTGACCGATCAGCCGCTCTCGATCTGCCAGAAGACGCTGTCCGGAAATCGATTGCCCAATGCGGCAATGTACGAGGCGCTGTTCGGCTCCGAACTGATCATTCCGACCATCCTCGGGCTGATCCCGGACGACGCCACCGACCCGCGGGTGCGGGCGGTGCGCCGGGCGATCCGCCGGCTCGAACTGGATTTCGAGGACGAGGGGGCGCCGCGATGATCGGCGCCGTCGTCAAGATGCTGGTCTCCGCCGCGCTGCTGGTGGTGGTGATCTACTTCCTGATCGCCTGGCTGCTGTCGCTGGGGCGCAAGCCGCCGGCGCGGCGCTGCGACGACCCGGCCGCCGATCCGCACGCCGAGCCTTATGGCGAGGTGCCGGGGTTTTCCAGCGTCGAGCTGCTGCGATATCCGCCGCCATCGATGACGGCCGCGGACCTCGAAGCGCAGCGGCGCTCGTTCGCGTTCGGCAATTGCGCGATCGGCAATCCGAAGGTGACGCGCGAGATCGTCGACGCCGCCGCGGCCGCGGTGCCGCTGCCGTGCATCTGCCACGAGCACCGCGGCGATTGCGACTGCACCGACGGGCGCAAGCTGCAGCGGGGGCGGCGATGAGCTTCGCGCTGGATCCGCTGACGCTGGCCGCTCTGGCATTGCTCGGCTTCGGCATCGCCACCACGGCGGCTGCTTTCACGGGCGTGCTGATCGCGCAGGCGATCATCCGCCGCCTGCCGCTGCGCTGGCAGCTGGTGCTCGACACCCGCGGGGACTGGCGATGAGGCCGTTTTCCGACACGCTGAACGAACTGATCGTGCTCGCCGAGGAGGCGATCACGCGGCCGCGGGCGTTCTACGATCCGCGGTTTCAGGCGCGCTTCAGCCATGCGGCGGCGGAGGTTCGCAAGGTCGACGCGCAGCCCGCCGAGGCGGTCCGCACCACCCATGCGGCGATGATCGTGGTGAGCGCGATCGAGGCCGGGATCGGAAGCCCGGCGCCGACGCCGTGGCGGATGCTGATCGGCGCCAGCCTCGATCTGCTGCGCGCGGCCGCATACCAGCAACTGATCAATCAGCGCGAGGCGCGGGGCTGATGGCGGGCACATCTGCGATCGAATGGACCGATGCGACGTGGCAGCCGATCACCGGCTGCAGCCTGGAGTCGCCGGGATGCACCAACTGCTACGCGATGAAGCTAGCGGGCGGGCGGCTACGCCATCACCCCTCGCGCGCCGGGCTCACCACCATGACCAAGGCCGGGCCGGTGTGGAACGGGCAGGTGCGGTTCAACGAGCAATGGGCGATCCAGCCGCTCGGCTGGAGCAAGCCGAAGCGCATCTTCGTCTGCGCGCATGGCGATCTGTTTCACGAGAACGTGCCGGACGAGTGGATCGACAAGGTGTTCGCCGTGATGGCGCTGGCGCCCTGGCACACCTTCCAGGTGCTGACCAAGCGCAGCGCGAGGATGCGGGAGTACTTCGCCGGCTGGGATGCCTTCGACCGGATCATTCCGCTGATGATGTGGCTGATCGAGGAAGGCTTCGCCGTGAGCCGCAATGAATCCTGCGCGCGCCACGGCATCCCGTGGACCAAGGCGCAATCCGCGAACGACTGGTGGCCGCTGCGCAATGTCTGGCTCGGCGTCTCGGCCGAAGATCAGCGGCGCGCCGACGAGCGCCGCGATCATCTTGCCGATCTTGCGAAACAAGGGTGGACGACCTTCGTGTCCTACGAGCCCGCGATCGGGCCGGTGGATTGGGTGGGGTGGGACTTCCTGAAACAGCTGATCTCCGGCGGGGAAAGCGGACCAGGGTCGCGGCCGTCGCATCCGGATTGGCACCGCGTCGCGCGGGACTTCTGCAAGTCGCGCGGAATTGAATACTTCTTCAAGCAGTGGGGCAATTGGAAGCCGCTCGATCAGTTTTCAGAGCAACTGATCAAAGGTGCCGGCATCCACGGTGTCATTCGCCACGATGGACGCTTTGTGGTCGACGCCGACCTCGCCGATCCGCCCGGTGCAGTGTTTACGTTCAACGTCGGCAAGAAAGCCGCCGGACGCCTGCTCGACGGCGTCGAGCACAACGGCATGCCGGAGGCGCGGGGCTGATGACCACGCTGCGGCCGATTGCTCCGATCTCGATCGCCGGGTTGAAGCCGGCGCAGGTCGGCGGTGACCGGCCGGAACTGCTGTGGGTCGCGCCGGCGTCGCTGCTGGTCGACGACACCTATCAGCGCGATCTGTCGGAGCGGTCGCTACGGGTGATCCGCAAGGCGATCGAGGGGTTCGCGTGGAACCGGTTCAAGCCGCCGATCGTGGTCCGCGCCGACGCCGGTGCGCTGCATATCCTCGATGGCCAGCACACCGCGATCGTGTGTGCGTCGCTCGGCATCGCCGAGATCCCGGTGATGGTGGTGCGGGCGGACGACAGCGCCGAACGGGCGCGCGCCTTCGTCGGTCACAACAAGGACCGCACGCCGGTGTCGGCGATCGACATCCTGCGCGCGCTGCAGGCCTCGGGCGACGAGGACGCGACCGACGTCGCCAATGTCTGCCGCCGCGCCGGCGTGCGCATCCGGCACATCTCGCCGGCCTGCGTGATCGTCGAGGGCGACACCGCCGCGGTCGGCGTCGTCCGCAAGCTGGTCAAGATGCGCGGCGTGCGGCTCGCGCGGCGCGTGCTCGAGGTGCTGGTGAAGGCGCGCCGGGCGCCGATCGCCGGGGTCGATATCATGGCCGCCGAGACCATCTTCTGCGGCATCAACGCCCTGCGGCCGGATGTCGACCCCGCGGCCCTGGCGCGGGCGATCGAGGCCGACGGCGACGAAGGCATCGAAGCGGCGCGCACCGCCGCCCGGCGCGCCGGCAAGGCGCAATATCTGGTGCTGGCCGAGCGCTGGCTGCGCCGCGTCGACAAGGCGGCCGCCGCATGACGATGCTCGCGCAATACGAACGCGCCCGGGCGGCGCTGGCGGAGGCCACCAGGGTCGACGAGGTGCTGTCGATCCGCGACGAGCTCGCCCACGTCAAGCTGTATGCCCGGCAGATTCAGGACCGCGCGCTGTTGGCGGACGCGACCGAATTTCAGATGCGGGCGGAACGCCGGCTCGGCGTGCTGCTGAGTGCGGCGCGCGAGGCCGGCGCGCTCGCCGACAAGGGGCGGCGGCCGGCCGGCGACGACACTACGGCGCCGGCGACGCTGAAGGAAATCGGCGTCGCGCCGAAGCTGTCGGCGAAGGCGGCCAAGACGGCGTCGCTCGCCGAGGATCTGTTCGAGGCGCTGGTCAGCGACACCCGCGAGCGGCTCGCCAGCGGCAAGGCGATCATCGTCGATCCGGTGCGCCAGGCGGAGAAGACCGCCGAGATCGACAAGCGCCGCGCCGACCACGCCGCGCGCACCGCGAACGGCGGCACGGCGCAGGATCTGGCGCAACTCGCGGCTTCCGGCTTCCGGGCGCGGACGCTGTACATGGATCCGCCGTGGCATTTCGTGGCGCGATCCGAGGCCGGCGAGGGCCGTAGCGCCGGCGTGCACTACACCACCGGCGCGATCGACCAGATCATCGCCGACCTCGCGCCGCTGCGCACGATCGCGGCGGACGATTCCGTGCTGCTGACGTGGATGGTCGACTGGTGCCCGGGCGCGGCGCTGCAGCTGATCGAGGCGCTCGGCTTCACCCACAAGACCACGGCCTTCACCTGGGCCAAGACCAACGGCGCCGACGAGGAGCTGCGCGCGTTCGACCCGCGGATCTGGCCGCTGATGCAGGGCTACTGGACCCGCGCCAACCCCGAAGCCTGCTGGCTCGCCACACGCGGCAGCCCGCAACGGCTCGACGCCGGCGTGCGGCAGCTGATCGTCGCGCCGGTGATGGAGCACTCGCGCAAACCCGACGAAGCCTATGAGCGGATCGAGCGGCTGGTCGAGGGCCCGTATCTCGAGCTCTACGCCCGCCGGCCGCGCAAGGGCTGGGTGAGCTGGGGCAACGAACTGGAATTCACGGGAGAGGCGGCATGACGAAGTTGCATCGAGATCAAACGCCGCGGGTCACGCGCGACCCCGACGTTCCGCCAGAAGACGGACAATTATTCCAGATGCTCAATCACTGCTGCGTCGGACACACCCATGAGGGTGCACTTTGTGCGGCGCTGAATCTCGTGGTCGCAGCGATCATCGAGATGTATCGGACCCACCCCGGCGGTCAGCAGGGCCGCGCGCTGGCGATGCAGCATGCCGGCATGATCGCCGACCAGCTGGTCGGTGCTGTCGACAAGGACTACGCGCGCGCCAAGCTCGCGACCGACATCGACGTGCCGCACGGAAATTAGGGGGAGACTGCAGCGTGACCATCACGGCCAAATACGATCACCGCGGCGACTGGATGCAGACCTACACGGGCCGGGTATTCTATCCGCTGTTTCCGAGCGCCGAGGCGGTGTGCATCGAAGACATTGCGCATGCGCTGTCGCTGCTGTGCCGCTTCGGCGGTCATTGCCAGCGGTTCTACAGCGTCGCGGAACACTCGGTGCATGTCGCGCACGCCGCCAGGGATCATCTGAAGCGGTCGGCTCTGCTGCACGACGCATCGGAGGCCTACGCGGTCGATATCCCGCGGCCGTTGAAAATCTCGCTGCCCGACTATCAGGTCGTCGAAGACCTGATCACCGCGGCGATCGCCGAGCGGTTCGGGGTTTCATTCGACTCCCCCGAGATCAAGGCGCTCGACCGCGCCATTCTTGTCGATGAGGCGCGACAGAATATGGCGCCGCCGCCGCAGCAATGGGACGGCCCGACCGAAGGCCTCGGCATCACGCTGCGGTTCTGGTCGCCGGAAGAGGCGGAGCACGAATTCCTCGCCGCGGCTCGCGCCTACGGGGTGGTGTGATGGAACCCGAGCAGTTCGACGTTCCGGCGGCGCACGAGCGCGAGATGGCCGCGCAGCGTGCGCTGATTCATCCGTTCGATCTGGCCGGATGCAGCATCGTCTACATCCACCGGCCGATGAACGAATTCGAGATCAAGCAGGCGACCGTCGAGCATTGCTTCGAGAGCTGGCCCGACCAGGTCCAGGACGACATCACGCGCGAACTCGACCGATGGAAGGCCCGTAACGCGGCCGCGAAGGTGAAGGCCGTCACCCTCGGCATTCGCGATGGCGCCTGCACGGTGGCGTTGCACTGGCGGTAAGCGACGAACCGGAGGAACAGGCTCATGGCTGAGATCGATGCGGATCGGATTGAACGACTGCAGGCTGAATATCGGGACATCTCGCGGCGCGTTCGGAAGGCTTGCGGAGAAGGGCCCGAGATTGAGCGGCTGCAGCGACGCGAGATTGAGATTGTCGAGAGTCTGAACCGGCTGGGCGCGACTCCGGTGCCGTCATGCTGATCAGCTTCTCCGAACAACCGATGCTGCCCTATATCCGCGACGGCATCCGCCAGGCGAACGGCGAGGACGTGCGCGGGGCGCGCGTCAAGCGGCAGACCATCCGCCAGCGTGGCGCGCGGGCCGCCGATCTGCTCGACTGGTGCCGGGCGCACGACACCCGCACCATCCCCTACGACCTGCATCTGTGGTGGAAGTCGCGCACGCCGGACCGGCTGTTTCTCGGCGCGGTGCGCAATATCAGCATCTGGCCGATCGAGATCCTGCACAGCTGCGTGATACCGCCGGAGGGCGGCGAATATCCCTGCATCCGGATCGACGGCCCGCACGGCTGGCGCGATGGCGACACCACGCTGTTCTGGTCGCCGGGCCACGCCGGCGGCGAGGGCTTCGCCGCCGAAGCCTATGCCGACGGCTTCGACAGCCCGGAAGCGTTTCGCGATTACTTCGTGCCGAACTTCGGCGACCGGTTCGACGCGGTGCTGTTTCGGTGGTGACGACAACCAAGGCTGGAGGACTAACGATGGATATCGAAGTGCCGCTGAACCGGTTGCGGTTCGGCCATGAGGAAGGCGAGGGGATCAACGCGCGGGTGACCGGGCGCACCGAGGGCATCGCCGCGCTGGCGGCGAACCTGCATGCGCGCGGGCAGATCGAAAATCTGGTGGTGAAGGCGTGCGACGACGGCACCTATGCGGTGGCGAACGGCAACCGGCGCCTGGCGGCGTTTCACATGATCTACGGCGAACAGTCCGACGTTCCGATCAAGGTGACGGTGCGCGACGTCGACAACGCCGGCGCGTTTGAGGATTCGCTGACGACCGCGGTGCTGGCGCAGCAGCTGCACCCGGTCGATCAGTACGAGGCGTTCGCCCGGCTGGAAGAGCGCGGCAAGACGCACGAGGAGATCGCGCACCAATACGGCCTCACCGAAAAGCAGGTGCGCCAGGCGCTGGCGCTCGGCCGCCTGGCGCCGGCGATCCGCGCGGCCTGGCGCGGCGGCGAGATCAAGGCCGAGGTGGCGCAGGCGTTCACGCTGGCGCTGGATCACAAGACGCAGGAGAAGCTGTTCCTGAAGCTGGAGAAGGCCGGGCATCTCTACCAGCACATGATCCAGCGCGAACTCGGCGTCGCCGATCGCGACATCGGCAGGCTGATCCGTTTCGCCGGCGAGGAGTACTGCGCGGCCGGCGGCGGGCTGGTGAAGGACCTATTCGGCGAGGCGCACATCGTCAGCGACCCGGCGCTGCTCAAGATGGTCGCCAACGACAAGCTGCTGGCGGAATGCGATCGGCTCAAGGCCGAAGGCTGGAGCTGGGCGGAGCTGGAGTCGACTCTGCCGCAAGGCGCGCGGTTCTGGCCGAAGTCGACGCCGAAGGCTCTGGTTTACGAGGGCGACGAGGAAGCGCGGCTGAAGAAGCTGCGCGAGGATCTCGAACAGTACGAGGAAGCGGAAGAGTGGAGCTATGAGCGGGAGCAGGAACTCACCACCGCAATCGACGCAATCGAAGCGGCTGTCGAAGCCCGCTCCTTCACCGATCGGCAGAAGGCCAAGAGCGGCTGCATTGTAGGTCTCAACGATGGCGAGCTGACGATCCTCGCCGGCGTGAATCGGCCCGAGGTCGGGAAGGGCAAGACGAAAGCCAGCACCGCCAACGATGACGATGACGACGATGCTCCGGCGGCAGGTGGCAAGGCGACCAAGGCTGCCGAGCCGGAAACCGCCACGATTTCGAACGCGCTGCTGCAGCGCTTGTCGGTGCAGCTGACGCTCGGCGCCGCGACCGCGCTGGCGCAGGACATCGAATTGTCGCTGATCGTGCTACTCGCCGGCATCGCCCACAAATATTCCGGCGAGGCGGTGCGCGTCAGCGTCTCCGGGCTGGATGCGCAGAAGCTCGATCTCACCGGGACCAAGGAGATCGCCGACAATATCACGCTGCTGCGCAAGATGAGCCTGCAGGATCGGATGGCACTGCTCGGACCGATCGCCGCGGCGTCGCTGACATTCGCACATACGCTCGACCAGGATCGCGACGATACGCGCGATAGCGTGCGCGCGGTCTGCAACGCGATCGACGCCGCGGCGCTGAACGCCGGGCTGCGCGGTGCGTTCGACGCCAAGGATTACTTCGCCTCGGTGCCGAAGGCGGTGGCGATCGAGGCGATCCGCGAGGCGATGGGCGAGGACATCGCGCGGCAGCAGGCCAAGGGCGGCAAGGCGGAGATCGTGGAGTTCGCACTCGCCAATGTGCCGGCGACCGGCTGGCTGCCGGTGCAGCTGCGCGCCGCCGGCTATGACGGCCCGCCGGTGGTGAAGGCGATTTCCGCCGCGGTGCCCGAGGCGCCGCCGGATCGCAAGCGAGGCAAGGCCGGGACCAAGGGGGCAACGAAGACCGGCGGAAAGGCCGGCGGCAAGACGCCGGCGAAGGCCTCCGCGGCGCGCGGCGGCGCCGGCGCCAAGGCCTCGCCCAAGAAGCCCGTCAAGCGCGCGGCAGCGGCCAAGAAGGCCGCGAAGAAAACCGGCAAGCGCTGAAGGGCGGGCGCGGGGGCGCAAACACGATGGGCGACGCGGCGGGCGACGACGGGGTGGTGTTCCAGCGGCTGGGGCTGGGACGCGAAGCCGTGGTGCTCGGCCGCGTCCAGGTCGGCGAGATCATGGAAATGGACGGGGACAGGTTTGGCGCGTGCTTCCGGCTGATGCTGCCGGAAGCCAGCGCCACCGCGTGGCGGCCGGTGCGCGATCGCGACGAGGCGCGCCGGCTGACGCGGATCAAGGTGGCGGACTGGCTGAACGCCGCGGGCCTGCAGCCGATCGGAGGGGCGCGATGACCACGAGGACGTTGAAGCACGTGGTTTCGATTTCCGGCGGGAAGGACAGCACCGCCACGGCGCTCTACGCGCGTGAAACCGTCGATACGGCATCGATCATCTATGTGACGGCCGACACCAGCAACGAGCACCCGCTGACCTACGAATATCTTGACTATCTCGAAGACGTGTTCGGCGCCCCGATCGTGCGACTGAAGACCGACTTCGCGGCCCGGATTGAGCAATGGGAGCGATGCGTTGCGCTGGCATCCAAGTGCGGCGCGGCCTCGTTCTTTCCGGCACCGAATGACGGGCGCCGCGAACTGCAAGGCGCCAACATTCGCGAGCGTGTCGAGTGGGCAAGGACTTCGCTTGGTGGTCGGCAGCATGACCTGTTCGCTGATATCCAGCCGCCTGCTTGCTCCAGTCACTACGCGCTTTGTGAGTGAGCCGATGACCGATCAGCCATCCACCGACACGCCGCTGCCGCCGCCCGGCCGCACCTCTTTCGACGCGATGGTGCTGGCGGCCGATGCCGAGCTGCGCGACAGCGAAGCCGGTCTGCGCTCCTGGCTCGAACAGGGCGAAGCCGGTGCCCAGTGGGTTGCCTACTACACGGAGCGCCGCAACGCATTCGCCGGGCTGCTGCGGCTGATCGACAAGATCCGCAGCGACGAGTCGATCTACGAGAAGGTCATGTCGCGATGACCACGACGCTCGCCCGCCGCTTCTCCGAAACCGACCTCGCCGAGATCCGCGGCCGCAATCCGGTGGCGGAGGTCGCAGGTCATTACGTCGCGTTGCGACGTAGCGGCGCCAAGATGGTCGGGCCGTGCCCGGTGTGCGGCGGCGGCGCCAGCTCGCAGCGCTTCGAGGTGAAGCCGGACGGCGAGAGCTGGGTGTGCGCGGTGTGCCAGGACGGCGGCGACGTCATCCGCCTGGTGCAGCAGGTCGAATCCTGTTCGTTCCGCGACGCCTGCGCGCGGCTCGGCGGCGCGGCGACCGAGGCCGATCCCGCCGCGGTGGCGCGGCTGGAAGCCGCGCGCGAGGCCAAACGGATCAAGCGCGCGCGCGAGGCGGATCAGTTCCGCGAGCGCGAGCGGCGGCGGCTGTGGAAGATGTGGGACGCGGCGGTGCCGATCTTCGGCACGCCGGTGGAGCGCTATCTGACCGTGACGCGGGAATTGACGCTGCCGGGCAAATGCCCCGGCCTGCGCTTCCTGCCGGCGGCGGCCTATTACCACGGCGAGGAAGAGGACGAGCGCGGCCGCAAGGCGCCGGCGGTGGTGCATCGCGGCCCGGCGATGCTCGCCGCCTTTATCCGCCCCGACGGCACTTTCGGCGGGCTGCACATCACCTGGCTCACCGAGCGCGACCCGCCCGAGAAGCTGCTGCTGCCCGATCCCGACAATCCCGGGAAGCTGCTGCCGGCGAAGAAGATGCGCGGCAGCAAGATCGGCGCGCACATCCTGTTCGCGCGTGCTGCGGCCGCGCCGCGGGTGCTGGTGATCGGCGAGGGGATCGAGACGGTCGGCTCGGTGTACACGCCGCTGATCCGCGCCGGCCGCCGAATCGACGATTGGGAATTCTGGGCCGCCGGCGACCTTGGCAATCTCGCCGGGCCCGCGCTCGAGACGCTGGCGCATCCGATCCTGAAACAGCCGAACGGACGGCCGCAGCGCGTGCCCGGTCCGCTGCCGGATCTCGCGCGGCCTGGCCTGACGATTCCGGACAGCGTCACCGAGCTGATCCTGCTCGGCGACGGCGACAGCGATCCGGTGCTGACGCACTACGCGATGGAACGCGCCGCCCGCCGCTACGCGCGGCCCGGCCGCACCATCCGCATCCCCTTCGCCCGCGCCGGCGGCGACTACAACAGCATGTTGAGGGGCGGGGAATGAAGTTGCCAACGCGATTCACGGTGGATGACGCCCAGCGCGCTTATGACGTCTGGGGATGCAACTGTGGGCCTGGAGCGCTCGCGGCGATCTTAGGCCTTACGCTGGATCAGGTTAGGCCGCACCTCGGCGATTTCGAAGCGAAGCGATACACCAACCCAACTCTGATGAAATCGGCGTTGGTAAGTCTTGGCGCGAAATGGTCATTGACCTCTCTCGGTCAACGACGATGCGGTTGGCAGGTCAACTATCTCGGTTGGCCCCGCTACGGCCTCGCGCGCATTCAGTGGGAAGGGCCTTGGACGAAGCCGGGTGTGCCGATCGCGGCCAGATATCGGCATACCCACTGGGTCGGATCGATGCAGGGAGCAATCTCAGATCGATACGGCATCTTCGATATTAACTGCCTGAACAACGGCAGCGGATGGGTGTCAGCCGACGACTGGCGAGACGTTCTCGTGCCGTGGCTTCTCAGCGAATGTGAGCCGAAGGCAGACGGCCGGTGGCACATCACCCATGCAATCGAGATTGAGATTGCATGACCGGCTCCTCGGATATCCTCGAGCTGGTCGACTCCGCCGAGCCGTTCGAGCCGCAGGCGGCGGCGATCGACGCCGGGGCGATGCGCGAATTCGGCCTGGCGGAGATGGACCGCGCCCTCGAAGGCCCGCGCGCCGCGACCGGCGAGGCGCGCGCCGACGCGCTCGACGCCGCGGCCGCGCGGATTGGCCAGCTGGTGGGCGCAGGCAGCCTCCACAAGCCGTTCGCCGCGGCGATGATCGAACAGGTGGCCCGCGAGATCGGGCTGATGGGCGAGGACGGCATCGGCCTTGCCGCGGTCAAGCGGCTGATCGGCGCGGCGATCGCCCGCGGCGAGACACAGCCGGTCGACCCAGGCGACATGCGCCGCGCAGCGGCGCCAGCAAAACAGAGGCGTCCGCGCGCCAGCGCGGACGACCGAACCTCTTCTCCTGACGATCCATCTTCTGCCTCTCCCCTTCACCCCCAGGGTGAATCGGCCGAACCCTCGCAACCCTCGCGGCCGACGGGGCAGGGCGATGTCGAAAATCTCGACCAACAAGGCGGTGACGAATTTCGACACTCCGCGTCGTCGTCCCCTGCCGCCGCCTCCCCCGACCCCTCCTCCTCGGGAGAGGAAGCCGACGAAACCCTCGCAAATGACGACGACGTGTCGCCGGACGACGGCGGCGAGGATGATCCGCCGGACGATGGTGGGATCGATCCCGACGTGTTCCGGGCCTGCGCGGCGCTGGATCAATCCGACGTCGACAACGGCAAGCGGCTCTTGGCGTATTTCGGGCATGACCTGTTGGTGCGGCAGGAGGACGACGTCGAATCCGGCCAGATGCTGGCCTGGACCGGGACGCATTGGGACCTCTCCGGCGGCGCGGCGCTGGCGCATCTGATCGGCCAGAAGGTCGGCGACCTGATCAAGATCGAAGCCGGCTATATCGAGTACACGCCGCTCGAGGAAGCCGCCGTCGAGGCCGGCAAGCGCGCCGAGAAGGCGCTGAAGGCGATGCCGCCGGCCGGCGACAGCCGGGAGCAGAAATTCCAGATCGCGACGCTGGAAGACATCGTCGAGCGGGCCGACAAGGCGCGCAACGCGCGATCGGCGCGGCGCGCGGCGCGCAAGAAATGGGGCGTCTCGACCAAGAACGCCAGCCGCATCGCCAACATGCTGAAATGCGCCGCGCCACACCTGCGCCGCCACCCCGACGCCTTCAACGCCGATCCGCTGAAGTTCGCGACGCTGACGCACACGCTGCGGTTCGTGCCGGTGACCGATGACGAGAACCCGGACCCGGAGGCGACGCGGCCGCTGATCGACGGCGCCACCGGCCGGGCGCGCTGGCGGATCGAGGTGACCAAGGGCCACGATCGCGACGACATGATCACCGCGGTGGTGCCGTTCGCGTACGATCCGAAGGCGCCGGCGCCGGACTTCGCCGCGTTCCTCGACCTGTTCCAGCCGGAGCCGAAGAAACGCCGCACCGTGCAGCAATTCACCGGCATGAGCCTGACGGCGCAGCCGGTGCAGCGGATCATGTTTCACACCGGCACCGGCGGCAACGGCAAGAGCGTGTTTCTCGAAGTGATCAGTCGTGTGCTCGGCGACGGCCTGGCGGTCGGCCTGCCGGCCGAATCCGTCTCCGGCGAGGCGCACAACAACCCCTCGGCGCCGACGCCCGATATCGCCCGCTGCTACGCCAAGCGCTTCATCCGCGTGTCCGAGCTGCCGAAGGACCAGCCGGTCAAGGGCGAGATGGTGAAGCGCCTCACCGGCGGCGAGAAGTGGCCGGTGCGCACGATGTACAAGGGCTATTTCGAGTTCAAGCCGACCGGCAAGCCGCATATGAGCGGCAACGGCGAGCCGAAGCTCGACGGCGGCGACGGCGGCCTGAAGCGCCGCTTCGTGATCGTGCCGTGGAGCGTGACGCTGCCGCCGGAGAAGCACCGCGACTTCGAGGACGTGGTCAGCGAGATCGTCGCCGGCGGCAGCGGAATCCTGAACTGGCTGATCGACGGCGCGCTCGATTTTCTCAACGAGGGCCTGGTGATCTCCGACGACATCGCCCAGGCGACCGCCGAGCACTTCGCCGAGATGGATCCGTGCCAGCGCTATATCGACGCGCATGTCCGCCCCGACCCCGGCGGCCCGGGCGTGCAGGCCCGGCTGATGTGGCTCGGCTGGAAGGCCTTCGCCCACGCCAACGGCATGGGCGAGCGCAACGAGACGTGGTTCGGCCGCCAGATGAAGGGGAAGCTCGCGCAGAACGATCCGAAGGCGCGGGTGCGCATCTATGTCGACGTCAAGCTGGTCGACCTCCCCGAGGAGCCGCACCCGAACGCGCCACCCGACTACGGGCCTGGCGATGAGACGTTTTAGTGATCGGAGAGCAACAGTGTTGCTGACAAGGCACCGAGGGTTGCGAGGGTTGCGCGAGGGTTCGCCGCAAACCCTCTCACGCGACTTATGCCTGCGCCGCAGCGGCTTTTCGCATCGCTGCGAGGGTTGCGAGGGTTTCGCGCGCGTGTATGCGCGTGAGCAGGGGGTGAGGGGGGACGGCGCCCGGCATCAAGGACGGGGCGATGACTCACATACGTTACGGAAAAACCCTCGCAACCCTCTCAACCCTCGCAAGAGAACAAGTAAGCATCTGATTATTCATCAGAGTTCTGTTCTCTGCTGCTTTCCAAACCCTCGCAAAACTCTCGCAAACCCTCGCAACCTCTATCAGCCGACGGGACCACCCTGATCGATGCGAATTCTAAATATGCCGATGCGGAATATTTAACCGGATGAGGGAAGGGCGATGACGATGGCGCTGTTGAAGATCGGGGAGAATGTCGCTCAGCTGGTGGTGCAGCCGATGCCGGCGCTGCGCTCGCTGCCAAGCTGGTGGTATTTGCTGCGCGTTCATCCGGGCAGGGAATTCAAGGTGATGCGGGGCTTCAACCGCAGCGGCATCGCGAGCTACCTGCCGACGTTCCCCAAACAGCAGCGCAGTGAGCGGATGTGTCGTGTGGTGATGTCGACCGTGGTGCGGCCGCTGTTTCCGGGCCTGATCTTCATCCCCGAATTCGAGGCCGATATCGACCGGCTGCGCACCGTCGACGGAGTGACGTCGTTCCTGCACTTCGGCGATGCGGTGGCGCGATTGTCGCCACAACTGTTCGAGGAGGTGCGGCAGCTCGAGGCCGTGCTCGCGGTGCCGCGTTCGAAGCGATATCGCGCTGGTGATGAGCTACTGATCAAGGACGGACCGTTCGCCGGGTGGATAAGCCGCTTCGACAGGCTTGAAGACGGAGGCCGAATCAGGGTTCTAATCGACACCATTCAGCGCGGGCTCTCGGTCACCATTGCCGAAAGCCAAGTCGAGCCGGTCTGAGTTGACCACGTCGCTGCTAACGGCTCACTGCGGAACGGCCCTCGGGCCTCCGGCGCAAGGCGAGATCGCTGAAACCGGCGATTCTCCCCTAGTTGATGGGATTCAGGCGATCCCGAGCGAAAGCAACCAGAGGCAAGCCCGGAACGGCTGGGGTATCAAATCGGCCCCGTAAGACGATCGACCACCGGAACGGGTTGTGAGTAGGCGAGCCGACGCGGATCGGTGCTAAGCCCCGGCGACAACGCTGGGGCTTTTTGCGTCATAGGATGTGCGGTAGCATGCGCTATCGCTGCCCTCCTTGGGCGTTTCCTCCCTAGACTGGCCCGCTGCATCACGCCCTCAACGGTAGTCGATGCGGCGGGCCGTTTTGTTTGCATAGGACAGCGGCACGTTTCCGGTGCGGGTTCGCGTAGGACTGACAATGGCGACGCAGACACGCGGCTTCACCTTGAACGTCAGTGCCGATATCGACGCGTTGATTGACCGGATTTCGTACTACGAGCGCGATGATGTTCCGTTCGTCACCGCGTTCGCGCTGACCAAGACGGCGCAGGACATCAAGGCGGAAGAGATCGTGGTGATGGCCAGGGTGTTCGACCGGCCGACGCGGTTCACCTTGAACGCGCTGTATGTGAAGCCGGCGACCAAGCGCGATCTGACGGCTGAGGTCCGCTTTAAGGACGGCTTCGGGTCTGTGCCCGCGTGGCGCTACCTCGGTCCCGAGGTGGAGGGCGGGCCGAGATCGAAGAAGAGCTTCGAGCGTGCGCTGGAGCGCCGCGGCCTGCTCAGAGCCGACGAATTCTGCGCGCCGGGCACGGGCGTCCAGCTCGACGCTTCCGGGAATGTACCGGGCGGCATCATCACGCGAATGCTGTCGTCGCTCGGTGCCAATCCGGACCCGCTGTCGAACACCACGGCGCGATCGAAAAAGCGCAACGTGCGGGCGGGCAAGTTCTTCATCCTGCGGGGTGTCGCCGGGGTGCACGACGGGATCTACGAGCGGGTCGCTGGGCGGGAGATCAGGCCCTTCATGATCTTCGTTCGGCAGCCCCGCTACAAGAAACGCTTCCCGTTCTACGAGACGGCGCAGGCCGTGTTCGAAGCGAACTTCGCCAAGAACTTCCGCATCGGCTGGGCAAGATACGCTGGCCGCCGCGCCGCCGCTTGATCGGATCGAGTGTTCGGGTCCTTCCAGCCCATCGACGCCCGCGAGTAATTCGGACCCCGTGGGTTTTCCAGTTCGACAGGTGAGATTTCACGGTTAACGGTGTTAACGGACGTGCAGCCACAGGTTAACGCCATCAACGCCACGCCTCGTGCTGTCATGCTGTCGATCGGTCAGCTTGCCGAGCGGGACGGGGTGTCGAAAGCCGCGATTTCACGGAAGGTCAAGCAGCTGGTCGCGCGTCACGGGCTCGAGGTCGAGCGCGACGATCAGGGAAGGGTGGGCGCCGTCAACAGCGTGCAGTACGACATGCTGCGCGGCCGCGTCGACGACCCGTCGAAGGCTCAGGCGCCAGCGCGCGCGACGACGCCGCGGGCACCGGCCGACGCCCCGCCCATCGTCAACAAGGAAAGCTACGACGAGGCTCTTCGGCTCAAGACGTGGGTCGACTTCGAGCGGCAGCGCTTCGCTCTGGCGAAGGACAAGCAGGAGTACCTGCGGGCGGCGGGCGTCGCCGATGCCGCTGTCGAATGCGGCGCGAAGATCGCACGCATCATCGACCGGTTGCCGACCGCCGCCGATGAGATCGCCGCCGTCGTCGGGCGAGACGGCGTGCACGGCGTCCGCGTCGCGCTGAAGGAGATGGCCAGTCGGATGCGGACCGAGGTCGCGAATGCGCTGTCGCAGCTCGCGGTCGACGCGCCGGAGACCGACCAACTCGACGACCAGCCCGTGGCGGGCGCCGACGCGTGAGCATCTATCCGACCGGCCTGCCGGGTCATCCGAACCCGATGCGGTTGATCGCTCAGGCGATGGCCGATGCGGTGCGGCCGCCCGAACGTCTGCCGTTCTCGCAGTGGCTGCCGAAGAACATCGTGCTGGTCGACGGTCCGGAAGCCGGCGAGCCGTGGAACCCGAGCGGCGCGCCCTATCTGGTCGAGATCGCCGACTGCCTGTCCGACGATCACCCGTGCAATCTGGTGACCGTCCGCAAGTCGCAGCAGTCCGGCGCCTCGATCCTGGCGCTGTCCTGGTGTCTCTACGTCGCCGATCGCGAGCCGGCCAACATGCTGTACGGCGTGCCCGGCATCGACGCGCTGCGGAGCATCAACAGCGTCAAGCTGCAGCCGCTGATCGACGCCTGGCACGAGCGCATCAAGCGCAAGGTCATACTGCCGCAGACCTCGCGCTCCGGCTCGGGCTCGACCACCTACGAAAAGAAATTCGCCGGCGGCTACCTCGCGCTCGGCAACGCCAACAGTGTCATGGACCTGTCCATGATCACCGTGAGGAAGGGCGTCAAGGACGAGGTGTCCAAGTGGCAGGACATCCCGGGGTTCGGCGATCCAGAGAAGCTGTTCTTCGGACGGTTCACAGCGCAGCGCCGGATCAAGAACTACAAGATCCTCGAAATCTCGACGCCGGAAGTCGACAGCGGCGACGAGAGCGGCGAGGCGGAGGGGCAC